TGGGCCTTATATAATATAATGGTAAAAAATCTTGATGATATCAACCCTATGGCATTTATTGCATGGGTATCTTTGTTCGGCTTGCCGCAAATGTTTATAATGTCGCTTATAGTTGATAAGGACTATAGCATTGACCTGCTACTAAACGCGCCTATGAAGGAGTGGCCTTCAGTCTTTTATATAGCTGTAGCTGCTACCATGGTTGCTCATGGTTCCTGGTACTATTTGTTAAAAAGGTATCCTGTAAATGTTGTAGCGCCATATTCTTTATTAATACCTTTTTTCGGTATAGCTTCGGGTGTATTACTTTTAGGTGAATTGCTTACCATGGAGATAATATTAGGTGGAATTTTAACAATAGCAGGTGTATCTATTATTGTTATAAGAAAACCAAAATCAGCTAAGGCAGGAGACATAAGTTGATTAATCAAAAGTCACCCAATTTTAATGACAGACCCGAAAAAGCAAGCGTAGATATTCTTGTTATGCACTACACAGGAATGAAAACAGCGGATGCAGCCTTACAAAGAATGCTAGACCCTACAGCCGAGGTTAGTGCGCATTATATGGTGTACGAGGATGGTAAGGTTATAAGCTTGGTTGACGAAGAAAAAAGAGCATGGCACGCTGGAATAAGTTGTTGGCGGGGAATAGCTTCTTTAAATGATATATCCGTTGGTATTGAGATAGTAAATACCGGGCATGAATTTGGATACGTACCTTTTCCAGATAAGCAAATGGAATCGGTAAAGAAGTTAGCCAAAGAAATAATGGAACGTCACGGCATTGAAGCTAGGAATGTAGTGGGGCATTCTGATATTGCACCATCTAGGAAGGAAGACCCGGGCGAGCTTTTTGATTGGCAAGCTCTTGCGGAAGAGGGAGTTGGTTTGTGGCCCGATGTTAAGAAAGTATGGCGTGGTAGCGATGTTCTGGTAGAGCCGGGGAAAGAGGATGTTGATGTTGCCCGTATACAAAAAATGCTTTCTGATTATGGTTACCATATTAGGGTTGATGGATATTTCGGTAGTAAGACCGAAGATGTTATCAAGGCATATAAGAGGCATTTTGTACCTGAACAGCTTAATGTATGTTGGGACAAACTTGCTGAAGAAAGATTAAAAAAGCTTCTCGACATGGTTGGTGAAGGATAATCTTGTAGTCTTATTTTTTACGTATTTTTTTATGAACTAGATAAAGCATAAAAGAATTTGAATGAAGGTTAAAATTTTAATAAAAGTTTTTTTGTTAAAACAGATAATATGGTGGCAAGGATTATGAACGGTAAACAAGGTAATTTTTTTTCAAACAATAATTATGGTGGCTTTAATCAAGGGGGCTTTTATAGTAATGGAGGCGGCAGCCATTATTCCCAATACTCACAGGGACAGCAATACTCACAGCAGCAACAGCACTCTCAGCAGCAACCTCAATACTCTCAGCAGCAATACCCTCAGCAACCTCAATATTCACATAGTCAGCAATATTCACAGCAGCATCAATATTTCCAATCGTCGCAATATACCCAGTCTAATCCTGACTACAATGTAAATTCTCGTTTATCTCAAATGCAAAATCAAATCGATGCAAGAGTTTTTCAGTTGCAGGAGCAGCAAAGACAGCAGTTTAATAAGATTCTGGAATTTGGCAGAGATAGAATGTTGGAATATCAAATGCAAAATAAGACTTTAAGTGACAAGGTTGATACTTTGCAAGATAGTTATCGTACAGTTATTTCAAAGCAAACAGCCATGGAAAAGAATTTTAAGAATGAGTTAGCCAAAAGAGATAAAGAAATAAAAAGATTAAGAGACTCTCTAGATAAGCAGAATGAAGAAAGGCCCTCTAAAAGAGCAAAGCTTGATAAAGATAAGGAAAGTGACGCACCAGATGGCGATAAAAAAATAGCAGCATCGGTTGGGAGTTCAGAAGAGGGAGGTTTTGCCTCGAAAGTGCCAAAGAATAATATTGGAACTGGACGGGGCTCTAAAGATTTAAAGCGCATGAAAGAGCTGTTAGAAGGGAAGGAAGAAAAGACTTTGGAGCGATATAGCTGATTTTGGCATATTAAATTTACTTTTATATCAAAAACGTGTAAATGCTTTTACTTTGAATTCGAAATAAGTATGGATTAGCTATGGATCATTTTAATTATAAAAATGGTGAGTTATTTGCAGAGGGTGTTTCTCTAACTAAAATAGCCAATGAGGTGGGAACGCCGTTTTATTGCTATTCAACAGCGACATTGGAAAGGCACTATAATGTTTTTGCAGGTGCCCTAAAGGATGTTAACGCAACAATATGTTTTGCTGTAAAAGCTAACTCTAATTTAGCGGTTTTAAAGACATTGGCAAGTTTAGGAGCTGGTGGTGACTGCGTTTCTGAGGGAGAAATAAGGCGTTGTTTGGCAGCGGGTATACCTGCAAGTAAAATAGTCTTCTCAGGCGTGGGTAAAACAAAAGGTGAGCTTGAATTTGCTTTAAAAAATAATATTATGCAGATTAATGTTGAGTCTGAGGTTGAGCTTTGTTCGCTCAATGATGTAGCTAGCTCTCTAGGCAAAAAAGCACCTGTTTCATTTAGAATAAATCCTGATATTGATGCAGGTACGCATGATAAGATATCTACAGGCCGTAAAGATGATAAGTTCGGTATTGCATACGAGCAGGCAAGGGATATTTATGCTAAAGCTGCAAAAATGGATAATATTCAAATAAGGGGTGTGGCAACTCATATAGGTTCGCAGTTGACTGAGCTGCAACCATTTAAAGCCGCTTTTGCTAAAATACGTACGTTGGTGGAAGACTTAAGAGAAGATGGGCATGATATCACTCATCTTGATCTTGGGGGCGGTTTAGGTATTCCTTATAAAGACCAGATACCTCCGTCGCCTGATGAATATGCAAAAATGGTGGCAGAAGCTACGGATGGTTTGGGCTGCGAGCTGGCTTTTGAGCCGGGACGACTTATTGCTGGAAATGCGGGAATATTAGTTTCTGAAGTTATTTATTTGAAGAAAACGGCGCATAGGAATTTTTTGGTTATTGATGCTGCGATGAACGACCTTATTAGACCTACACTTTATGAGGCATATCATGAGATAGTTCCTGTTGTAGAAAGGGAAGGGGACTTGCAGATGGATATTGTAGGGCCTATTTGTGAGACTGGGGACGTGTTTGGCAAAGAACGGATGTTGCCTGATCTGGATGCTGGGGAGCTTATAGCAATACGTTCTTGTGGGGCATATGGCGCTGTTATGTCTTGTGAATATAATTCAAGGCTTCTTATACCTGAGGTTATGGTAAATGGTGATGAATTTGCGGTTATCAGAAAGCGTGAAAGCTATGATGATATGTTAGATAAAGATAAGATTCCAAGTTGGTTTTAATTTTTTTTAACATTGCGCTTGCACAAAGCTGCTAATAATAGTATTAACGTCATCTCATTTTTTAAGTGCCTGCGTGGCGGAATTGGTAGACGCTGCAGACTTAAAATCTGTTGTCCTTCGGGACGTGCCGGTTCAAGTCCGGCCGCGGGCACCATCTTTAGCGATTCAAAAAACTTCCTCTGTACTATTAAAATCATGGTGTACTATTCCTTTGCCCATTGTGCTGGTGTTACTGTTGTTGGTTTGCGACGGTAAACTTTTCTTGTTAATGCAACGTTAGAATGTCTTAAAAGCTTTTGTCCTTCTTCATCACTACTTTGGTCGCTACTAACTTTTGCACGTATATCATGGTCTGTGAAATGCTCAGTTACTTCTGTCTTTTCTTTTAATAATTTCATGAACCTATCCCATAAACTTCGCCAGCCGCTTGAAGTTCCTTTTTCGTTTACAAAACATTTACCCTCTTTTGTGCAAAGTAACCAAGGTGATATATCAACAGGCCTTACGCTTATTGCATAATCAACAGCCTCACGAAGCTCATCAGTCCATTCAAAAATAACGCATTCTTTAGTTTTGCTAATGTACAAATGAATCCCGTCTTCTTTAAGGTCTGTTGTTTTAATGCGTAGAAGATCGCTTTTACGTACTGCAATTAATAATTTAATCATTATATAAGCCTGAACTATAGCAATTCCCCCTCTATCGTTCGTATCAGGTTCAAGTTCTAATGCAGCTTTGATTTCCCAATCATTTACATAGCGGTTTCTTGGCTTTTCGCCGGGAAGAATTACTTCTTTTTTAAATGGGTGTCGGTGCAAGTATCCCCACTCAACTGCTTTTGTGTATGCGTGCCTTAGCAGTGCAATCTCACGTTTTGCTGAAACTTTAGCTGGGCTCTTATCATAGTATTGGTAAATGTGCATAGGCAGTATATCTGTAATGGCCATTTCCCCAAATACTTTTCGGAGCTTCCTAGTGTATAAAGCTTCGTTTCTTTGTGATCCTAAAGACTTTTTTGGCGTCACCTCCATTGCGTATCTATCTAAAATATCGGCAATTATTTTTGCATTCTTTGTTATTTCTATACGTTCGGCTAATGTTCTATACATTTCAGGTAATGTCTTTCCAAGGGGAAATAATACACGTCCATCCCATTTGTGCTCTTGTCCTTTAGGCACTTGATAGTAATAAGCATTACGCCTAATACAGCACCTTAGAGGTAGCCCTAAGTTTTCTGGTTTTCTCTTTCTAGGCACTTAAGGCGCTCCAATCAGGCTCAATTGGAGTTGGTTTTTTCTCTTTAGAGTCTACCCCTCCCATTTCTCTGTTAATATGCTCTCTTAATACCGCAAGGCTACCGTCAGCCCTCACACGGCATTGAATGCCCATTTGTCGCAATTGCTTAAGTTGAGCATCACAACGCTTTCTATGTGTTAAATCATATAATTCATCATCTTCAAGGAATGTGCTGTTACTTTTCATGACGGCTCCTTTAGGTTTTCTTTTCCAAATATTACTATTGCGGATGGGAATGGTGCTGAATTTTTAGAATTGCCAAACTTCAATCTTCCTCTGATAAACTCAATATCCCCTTTTAATGCTATATCGTGCCACCATGCTGTATCTGTTCTAGCAGGGACTAAGCAAACTACAGTTGCACCATGGTTTCTACTTTCTGTCTCGGCCTTTCTCATCCATTTTTTTATTTCTCGTCCATATGGTGGGTTCGTCCAACATACTCCCTCCCAGCGTTGAATAAGTCCATCCTCTTCTGGTGTGAAGTATTTGTCGCATTTGGCATTTTCAGGCAAGGCACAAACGTCTAGAGTGAAATTAAACTTCTCATTTAGTGCGGCAAAAAAACTTAGCGGAGTTTCCCATTCATGATTTTTGCTAGAAAAGTGTATATTATTTTCCATCATTTACCTATGTATCGCCTCAGTGCGTTTATTCTCTTGGTCGATTAGTTCGTCACCTGCTTTGTTTTCCAGATATTCAATAAAATTATCTACGGTTTTTAGTTCGCTGGTATCATCATCAGGGATTTCTATATCTAACAGCTCCTCAAATTCTATAATAATTTCAATATAATCTATACTGTCAGCATTTAGATCGTCGTATAGGTGATGGCTTGGTTGGACTTGTTCTATTTGTACATCTAGTTTATCAGCTATGACCTTTTTAATTTTATCGGGTGTCATAATGTGTTTCTCCTAAAGTTGAGGCAACAAAAGTATGTTGCCTCCTATTTATTTTTCTAAATATTCTTTTAGCTTAGGACTCCACTCTTTAATCATTTGGTTTAATTTCTCGTCAGGAGTAATTATAAGAAATATTCCTAGGCCGATAGTTATAGAGTCAGGTAAGCACATTGCTGAAAATATAATGGCAACACCGATCCATGCACTAAGATTTACAAGCTGCCCTATAATATATTTTTTTATCATTACGTATCCCTAAGTTATGTTATAGTAGGAGGTAGTTATTAACTACCTCCTGTTTGGTCAGTGCTGATTAATCGTTTAAAGCTCCAGCGAAAGCGGAAATAAAATCTACCTCCTCAAGTTTTTTTACATCAACGATATCATACTTCGCACCCTTTAAATCATCATCTAAAGATGTTAGGAACGCTTGTAAGTCAGCGTCAATATTTCCAACTGTTAGGAAGGAAATGTTAAACTCGCGCTCGTCACCAACATTGTTAGTAATATCGGTTATAACTTTTTTAACCGCGTCACGATTAGAAGGGGAGCCGTCCGTAGCTACAAATATAACCGATTGCTCATAGCCACCTTTTTTATGTAGCTCCCAAGCTTTATTTATCACTTCGGCCGTTTGCGTTGCAGCTTCATCGGCAGTAAGAGCGTTGATAGTCTCGGCTGCTTTTTCAGCGGAAACGCCAGCAATAACATTTATTTGGTGGCCAAAAGTAATAACATCAATTCCATCTTCATCATATTTTGAAGCTTCGTTAGCAAATTGAATTACTTTCTCTTTCAAGAAGTCAATTCTTTTCATGCCCCCCGCACAATCATTGCTTTGCATTGACCCAGATACATCAACACAAAATATAAAATTATCACCTTTGTTTAGTTCTAAATTAGACATAGTTTTAGTCCTTTATTAAGTTTTAAAAAATGCCGTCTCTCCGTGCTGTCATACGAATTATTTTTTATCATATGGGTACAAGTCGTATAGTGAAACCCAACGCCTTTCAAAGCGGGCAGCTTAACCCTTTCGGGTGTTCTTATTGTCTGAATACATCTACAATTGCACTGAATAGAGAATCTTTCTTTTGTTGCTCCGTCGGTAATTCCGAATAAGGAATACAACAAGGATGAGTCTTTTTTTGCTCGTCCTTGTATTTACCGTAAACCCAGCCTTGCTCAGTTTTCTCTTTGAGCCAGTTGTTATGCATATCCTCAGGGGTAGCATCAGGGTTATTAAGCCTGTGGTGAACTCCATTAATTGCTGATTGTCTTTGCCAATCAGCAGCGTTATCCCAATCTTTTTGTGAATTATCACCAATAGTCTGGCAGTACGCTTTGTTTGTCTGGTGGCAAACTTTTGCAATGTCTTCAATTTTAGTCATAGTCTTTCCTTTTTAATGAATTATAATATTATTGGTGGGGTGTGTAGGACTCGAACCTACTGGAAGTTTCCTTCTAAGATTTACAGTCTTATCCGCTACCTGTTACGGTTTACCACCCCTTAAGTGGCTTCGTTTTCCTTTTTGGTTTCTTTTAATATTTCACGAGCTTCTTTTATGAAGTAGTGATGCTTGCGGTCTATGACTATGTATCGCACATCTTTATCAGCTAGTTTTTTGCGGATTGTAGATGGGTGTTTGTTGTATTGATCTGATAGCTTATCTACATCAGCAAATTTTTCCTCAATCGCTATTGTGGTGTAACGTTCCATAGCCCCATAAGAGCCGTCCTGTACTTTGTCTCTATAATCTTCTAGTATGCCCCAAGGGGTGGGGAATATTTCTTCTAACTTAGCTGCTGGCATAACTCCTCCTACATCCAGTGTCTAACATTTGCCATATATCTAATATCTTCATCTGAGTAATCTTCGTCCTTTAGGTTACAAAGCATTTTGTATCTAATATTTGGACATGGAGAATTGAGGGCGTGGAAGATGGCTATTTGTTCAGCCTCTTCGTAGCTCATATCCCATTTTTCCCAGAATTTTTCTTCTTTACCCGTTACGGTAACTTGGTTGTGGTGGAATCTGCATAGTGGAACTGTCCACTCATCAGATTCTTTTAAAGCCATTCCGTGGCCACCTTGATTCATTAGGTGGTGGGGGTCTATAGGATGCCCCATGCCATTACAATTCTCCCCATCACGGTGTATTGAGCATGGCCCACGTTTTACAAATTTTAAATGTTTTGGGCTTCTGACTACTTCAGATTTATATACAGTTAGTATATTTTTATCCGGAACGACTACCTGACCTAAGAACTGTTCAAAATTCATCATGTGAACGCCACCATCAAGAAGTACATCACAGCGAAGAAACTAAGGAGAGCGAAAAACTCTTTGCCACGCTCTACCCACCATGTGAAGCTATATTCTTCCATGTAACTGCCCTCCTATTATGGACTGAGCTGCTTGGATATTCTGGCGAGCCAGTTTCCACTCTTCTTTTTCGATTGCCTCTAGGGTTTTTGTAAGCTCCTGTAGAACAGGAGAGCTATTTTTAGTAATAGGAGTATTTTGGACGATACTCCTTAATCGCTGTTTTTCTTGTTGCTCCTTATACATAACTTCATCTCCTGTTGGTTATGTATCAACCCTACCATGGCGGTAGGGAGTGTGTCAACAGTTAAAACTACCGCGATGGTAGATACGAGTGGTGAAAAGTTAATGCAAAAAGAAAAACCCCCTAGTAAATAGGAGGTTTTATATAGATATAAGGTGGTAGAGATGTTATTTTTTCTGTTCTATTCTTTCCCAGCCCATTTTTTCATAGCCTTCAGCACATATTCTAGCTTCTTTCACTGGCATTCCCAAAGGATCTCCTGTACATTTAGTTACTTCTCTTGTTTCTGGGTTGTGCAGCATTATTACGGTTGGACCGCATGAGGTAATAAAAAGGGTTGTTATTAATATAAATATTTTATTCATCGTTTTGTTCCTTGTTTAACTTTTGCTTTACATTATTAATTTTTTTTAAGTAACTCATAACTCTTTTCCCTTGGGCATTTGCTAGCTTTTAATTATTTATTAGTACCAAAGATTTGTGCAGCAGTACCAAATTTAATGACCTTACCGTCTTTGAGGGCGATAACATATTCTATTTGCTCAGGGGCGTTTGTCCAAGCCCCGCGCTTATCAAAGCTAAAGTATGTTAAATATTGAAGCTGTCCATCAGATCCTAAGCTACTTGGTTCTCCGATTTTATTAATAACTTCCGTTTTCGTCATGCCAATATCTATTTTATTGCCAATATCTTGAATTATTGTAACGCAAGCGCTTAAAGTTAAAGATGTAATTAGTATTAATATTTTATTCATGGGAAGTTTCCCTCTTAATTGTTAATATTTGTGTATATTGACGATGATTCGTCAATTCCGTTGTTTCTGTAATTATTGTCAGGATTGTAGGTGTTGTATCGTCCCTGAAGGTTTGGTGATGTTTGCGATTCTAGTTTTCCGTTATTGTATGTGTTGTATCCACCGCTTAGATTCTGTTGTTTAATACGAGTGTTTCCGTTATTATCCGTCTCGCAATTATCCGAAGACATAAAATCACAATTATTGTAAGCTTGTGCAATGTTGTAATTTAATAATAATGTTATGGTTAAAATTAGTAGTTTCATGGTTTATTTTCCTCCTTAGAGTTGATATGTATATGCACTGTACTACCATTGATTGAGACGTTAGGCAAAAAAATACCCTCCTTGGAAGGTTTTTTATTATTATCATTTATTGGTAGGACTTTTTTTAAGACTGTTTCTAGATTTTCCTGTATTTCTTTATTAGCCATTACTAACCTGCTTATATATAAGTTTTAAATGTGAATCGTCTAATGCGAAATCCGTCTTATCATCTTTAGCCTCTTTGAATATAGTATAAGACTCTGTGATAAATTGAGCTATCTGCTTTGGATCTAGTTCTTGCATTAGATCGTTCTTAATTAAAAAACTCACAGACTCTGATGCTACTTGCTCCAATAACTCTGCGTCTTCCGACTTATCGTAAAAAGCTTCTTCAATAATATTAGAAGGCTTCACTTTAAGTGCTTTGGCGTATTTATCAATTGTGTCTTGATCTAAACCTCTTTGATCCTTCTCATGCCTGTAAACTGAGTTAGGAGCTATACCAACTTTTTTAGCCAGTGCGGCTTGTGAAATACCTTGTTTTTCTCTGATCTTTTTAATGTTATTTGCCATACTAAAAATATATTTAATTCCTAATTAATAGTAAATCCTCCACATTGGTAGGATAATTTACTTGACCCCGTATCTACCGTCGTGGTAGGGTTGGCTTATGAAGTTACAAACCTACATGAATAAAAATAAGTTAAACGACTCACAAGTTGCGAGTGACATAGAGGTTAAACCCAACAGTGTTTATCGTTATAGGACAAAACGACAAAGGCCTGATGATAAGGTAATGGTTCGTCTCTATGTGTATACCGATGGAAAGGTTTCGCCTAATGATTTTTACAATTTGCCAGACCTACATGAGTCTGGCGGAGTTATAAAAGATTAAATAGTTAATGCAATGATTAATTTTTTAAGATGGGGAGTTATGAGAAAAATTAGGAAGTTGTTTATTAGTAGAAAAATTAAAAAGCTGTCTTATCAGGATATGAAGGAGGTTGGTTTAAGAATGCGACGATAGTTAAAATGGGAAGGTTGGTTGTTATCCTGTTTAGCACTCCTTATGTATCTCCCTACTTTGGTTGCCTGCCAGCCTTTCTTTTTTAACTATTGTGCTAATATCTTGGTTCCTGTGGTGGTCAAGGAAAGGAGGTTAACCTGCGTGTCTGAGCACAAGAGTTTTTGAAGAGTTTTACTCGCATAAACAGACAAGGTTAGCAGACCACCAGTATGGGGAACTCATGAGATATACGCAAGAGCAGTATAATTTTTTGGTTGAGGAGTATGACAAGTGCTACAAGTTGTGGGAGGCAGTTTTAAGGCAGGCTTTACGTGACTTGGATGCAAAACAAAGTAGAGAAAGGAATGTTAGGAATCATGCCTGCTTAGATATGTTCAGTGAGAGTAATGCGGGTTTTGTGAATATTTGTAAGGTTTTAGGCGTTGAGCCGTCCAAAATAGTCAAGAGGGTCAGGGAGAGCCATGGAAATTAATGATATTTTATCTAAGCGTCAGGAGCGATACGGCAATTTTAAGGATTTGGCCGAAACATCGCAGCAGTTTAAATCAGTTATGAAAAATACCCCTAACTGGCATAGATTATCGGCGGATAAACGTGAGGCACTTGAGGTTACATGTACAAAGATGGCGAGAATATTATGTGGTGATTCTGAGTATAAAGATTCATGGGATGATATTGGTGGGTATACACAATTAGTGTCGCAAAGTCTGGAGGATGGTCAATGAAGATCTGGAGCTGGCGACATGCTATTCAAAAAGCCGATCTTCCTTCTACCACAAAGTTGGTGCTGTTTAATCTGTCGGTATATATGAATGAGCGTGGGGATGGGTGTTATCCTACCACAGAGACGCAAGCAAAAGATACAGGATTAAGTGAAAGGGCTGTATGTAAACATATCAAAGCTGCTGAAGATGCCGGCTATCTGATTAAGAAAAAACATGGCTTTTCTGGGCAAGGTTGGAGCCGTAACGAATACAAAGCATCGGTGCCTAAAATTATCAAGAAAGGTACTGAACTAGGGTCAGTGCGTAAGGCTATAAAAAAGAGTAAAAAGGCACTGACCGAGGGTAAGTGCGAAGGCACTGACCCTAACGACAAAAAGGCACTGACCGAGGGTCAGTCTAATACTCCAATTAACTCTTCAGGAGTTAAACCCCTAGTCCCCTTGCAAGGTAGTTCGGTGGATAAGTTAAAAAAATATGATGTTTTACTACACCTTAAAGAAGCTGATTTAATCAGGGCAAAAAGAAACGCACCCGGATGGGATATTTATGCTCTGGTGTATGCGTACAATCTTGGGGTATGGGATAATAAACGTGAGCCTCCGAGAAACCCAAGTGCTGCATTTCCTAAGTGGTGTGGAAAATATACCAAAGGAGCACCACCATCATGACAAGAGAGGAATTGAAGCAAAGGTTTGAAGAATTGGAGGCGATAAATATTCATGATGAATGCATGCCCCCTCCTATGGCTAGGAGACAAGCGAGAGTTAATTTGTTGAAGGAATTAAGAAAAATAGGAATGAAAAATTTTGAAGCAGTGTTTGAAGTTCATAAAGTTGAACGCACGATGGAGAGAGTATGAGTCTTACACCTAAGCAAGAAAAATTTTGTCAAAAATACATTGAAATTGGTTGTAAGTCAGAAGCTTATAGGCAGGCATACAAAGCGGAAAAGATGAAGCCTGCCACGGTTAATAGGGCTGCACATGATCTATTTAAAAACCCCAAGATTACTACAAGAGTTGCTGTGCTTACAGCAGAATATAAAAAACAGCATGAAGTAACTGTTGATAGGATAGTTGAAGAGCTTGAAAAGATGGCTTTTGTTGATGTTAGAAGATTCTTAAACCCTGATGGGTCAATGAAGAAATTGGCTGAATTAGATAGAAGGACTGCGGCAAGTTTAGTCAATTTTGAGGTGGAGGATCTTTTTGATGGCACAGGTGAACAGCGTAAGCATTATGGGCGATTGACCAAGGTGAAGCTTGCAGACAAGAAAGCGTCTCTTGATTCTCTGGCAAGAGTGTTTGGGGCATTTAACGACACTGTTCATAACGTTAATGAAACATATGAGGAAATGATTGCAAGATTAGAAGCGGAGGAAAAGGAAAAAAATGAACAACATGATGGATGATTGGTTGGAGTTTGTTGAGGATATTTGGAGGAATATAATTCCTTCACCTCGGAAGTCTGAAAACTCAAGAGAAAAAATTGCGTTAGCAGCCATGCAAGAGCTAATCAAAATTAGAGACCCTGAATTTATTTCTGTGAATCAATTGGCTGAGGAAAGTTACAGAATTGCTGATGCGATGGAACATGCAGCTTATTCTAGCGTTGAAATAAAGTGGGAAAATTTAAAACAGAGGATAGGCGGTGAGTAAGCAAATATTAGATAAAATTAAGAAAGACTTTACAGAGATTCTTAGAATCTCTGACCGAAAACATGAGGCGTGGAATAATGCAAAACAATCCCTCAAGGCTTTAGATGAGCTTAGGGAGGAAATGCTATGCGACAAAAGATTTATATACAGATGGGTGGAACGAGGGTTATTTGACAAACATACAACCCCAGAGGAGGCGTTAGGTATAATAGCTTTCGGTGATGATGCGCCTTGGAAAGACCCAAACTGGAATTGGGATGTGTCACATAAGGAGTATGCAGATAAGTTTTATGAAAAATTCCCAAAACCCCAACCACCTAAAGGAGAGTAGATAGATGTTCAAGTTCGCTGTGGTAAATGGTTATACAAAGAAAATAATTTCTCGTCATAACTCAGAGTATTTAGCTGACCGACAACTAAAAAGAATTGAGCGATATTACGATTATGTTGCCGTTTACCCATTGAAAGAAAACGGCAAAGAAGTTAACACCCCCAAAGACAAGGAGTAGGGAATGAGCGACTTAACACTTGAAGAAAAAACAGAATACGCAAAAAGCGAAGCAGCCTTAAAGGAAGCTGAAAAGCATTTTTACGAAAAAGCACAACCATTTTTCCCTTTAGGGTTTTCCGTTAATTATCGCAACCCCGGTCATTGGGATATTTATGCACCGCAATGCCCCGGTAAAGTTTCAGCCTTTCTATCTATAAGCGAAGGCAATCGAACTACCGCCCATGATGGGCAACGTGAACGAGCCTTTCGCATACGAGGTGAAAAAGGTGGCGTTTGGGTCGCTGATGAAAGATGGAATCCGTTAAAAAAGAAGGGGGATGAACCTCCTAGTTTTAGATCTGTCATGGCAGCTATGATTTGGATAATGGAAGAATTAATGCAAGAACCAAGTGAGGAATAAATGACGCAGGAACTAATAAAGGAAGCCGAATTTATACTATCAGACAGCTTTCATAATGATGACCACGAAGCCTATGAGGGCTGTTCTACTTGCGAAATAGCATATAAAAAATTAGCCCAAAAGCTCACAGAAGCCTTGAAAGAGCAACAACAGGCTATAGACCCTAGAGTGCTAGAAAAAGCCATAAAAGGATTTAAAAATAGAAAGGCTGGTCATACATATCAAATGATTTACTCAAAGAAGGTTAATGCAGGGCAATTTACTCCTGAGCATAGCGTTGAAGTTTCAGAAGATGATGATTTTTATAAAATAAGAAAGGTAGAAAGATTTTATATAGCAAAAGGGGATGAGGAAATTGAGTGAGATCCTTGCAAAATTAAAAAATGACCTTGAATATTTTGCCACTAAGAACTTGATGATTAAGCCGAAGGTTGGGACTTTTATTCCATTTGAGTTTAATAAAGCTCAAAGATACTTGCATGAGAAGCTGGAGGAGCAGAGGAAGAAAACAAAAAAAGTTAGAGCTATTATTTTAAAGGGTCGTCAACAAGGTTGTTCTACATATGTTGCCGCTAGATTCTACCACAGGACTGTTACTAAGCTGGCGTTAGATACGTTTATATTTGCTCATGAATCTTCTGCATCTGATGCGTTATTTACGATGGTGAAGAATTACCATGAATTTAGTAACAACAATTTCCGTCCTGACTTAGGTAAGTCCAATGCAAAGGAGTTATTATTTCCTAAGTTGAAATCAGGTTATAAGGTTGGTACGGCTGGTACTAAGGGTTTAGGTCGTTCAAAAACTTTCCAGAATCTACACTGGTCTGAGGTGGCTTATTCAAAAGATTGTGATGAACACTCTAAGGGTATTTTACAGACGGTATCTGATGTTGATGATACGGAGATAATTTTGGAGTCTACATCTAGCGGTCAAGGTGATTTCTTTCATAGAATGTGCATGCGGGCATTATCGGGAGATTCTGATTATCAGTTAATATTTATCCCCTGGTATTGGCAAGATGAGTACAAGCGTACATTAGAAGATGATTTTAAGCTGACACAGCCACAAGAAGGGCAAGAAAGTTTATCTGAGCAAGAATATTATGATTTATTCAAAGATAACGGTCTTACCCTAGAGCATCTAGCATGGCGTAGAAATAAGATAAGGAGTGACTTTGAAGGTGATATAATGCGTTTTATGCGTGAATATCCTTTTACTGTTCAGGAGGCTTTTGCTGCCTCTGATGAGGGGAGTTATATCAAGGCGGCACAAATTATCAGGGCAAGAAATACACCATATATACAGACTGAGGCACCTTTGGTTATCGGAGTTGATCCTGCACGTGAAGGAAAGGACAGGATTTGTCTGACTCACCGTAAGGGGCGCAATGTTACTAAAATAAAGAAACTTCCTAAAATGAAAATCACTGAACTTGCATCAGCTATAGCTAAGGAAATAATACAATATAAGCCTGCCAAAGTATTTATTGATGTGGGTGGTCTGGGTGTTGGTGTTTATGACATGCTGGTTGATATGAAGTATGGGAAAATAGTAGTGGCTGTTAATTTTGGTGGTGCTGCTGATAATAAGGATAAATACGCTAATAAAAGAGCTGAAATGTATGGTGAGGCTTGGAACTGGCTGGAGGATTATCCTTGTCATATATCTGAGATTGATGTGGTTATGGCTGACCAGTTGCAGTCTGAATTATGTTCGGTGGGGTATAAGTATAACAATAATCAGGCTTTATTGATGGAGCCTAAAGAAAAATTAAAAGAAAGAGGGCTTCCATCTCCTGATGTTGGTGATTCTTTTGTTCTAACATTTGCTTTCCCTGTTGGTGGGGTGGCTCATAGTAATAGAAATACACATTTTGTAGCAAAAACTAAGGCAGTGAGGTTTTAAATGATTAATAAATTTTTAGATGATGCAACGAGGGTGGCTCCTAGTTGTGAAATCATAGTAAATAAGAGTGCTTTTGATAGAGGGTATAATGTTCATGCACGTATTAAAGGTGACACCAGTAAGGTGTGTCATTTATTTATAAAAGAGGATTTGTCTGATCAGGAGGAGGTTATCGAGGCAATAGGTAATTGGTATAGTGAAAATAAAGTGCCTTCACACGGCTAAAAGGTATGAGAATATGTTAGGAATAAAAGCCCCGTAGGACTGCAATCCTAAGCGGGGCTAAACCTAACTTAAGGCGATTATACCGTGATTGATTTAAAAGTTCAACTTTTGAAAGTTATGAAAATGAAAGTTAATTGTTCTAGTAATAAAAGAATTATATGTGGTGTACAGGCTATATTGTATGCCATAGCATTTGCAGTTATTGCAAGTAGTATCGGATTGTCTGATATATTGCTGGAATTGGTAAAATGACTATTGAATATATCAATGCTGATACGGAACGGACTTGGTATGTAGTGTTTGAGCCTAGGCGTGGGAAGTTTCATTTTTGGCATTTATTTACAAGGGGTGGGTTTGATCATGTCTGGGCATTTACTGAAATAAATGACTCATTAAAACCTTTTGCTAACGGTGTTGTTGCTCTTTGTCCCACTATGGATGAATGTTTGGTTAAGGACTGGTTAATCTCCTGATGAACTTATTTCAAAGCTTCCTGATGATGTTACAGCAATATTAAAATACAAGTCTAAATATAGTGCCTTCAACACGTATCGCCTGCGTGGTATAGTAAGTTGTGTAACTCTTGTTAAGTCATTGTTGGGTATTGGTGGATTTTGCGTTACCCCGCTTGGACTTTACAGGCAACTTAAAAAAAAGGGTGCAAAAAATGGGAAGCAGTAATTCACCGGCTCCGGCTCCGGCTCCAAGACAGGCAGAGCCAGAAAAAAAGAAAGGTTCAATAACATTTGATGAGAATGGTGGTATTCATGTTTCGGGAGATGTTACTTCTGAACAGCTAAAACAGGCAATGGATGACAGGAAGGCTCGTGATGATGCTGAGTTTAAACGTAACTCCCCATCTAAGGGTATTGATAAAGAATCTGCCTCCACAATTGCAGCCCGTGAGCAAAAAACATTAGCTAATCCGAAAAAACAGAAATTAAGAGGAAAGAGGACATTAGTTGCCGAATCTCCTCTTGGTTCGGGAGAAAGTTTGGGATGAGGTCAAGACCTTTTCAAGATAGTGATTATGAGATGGTTGCCAGTTGGTGGGAAGATTGGGGGTGGCCCGCAATACCTAAAGAGTTTTTGTCTAAAAATGGGGTTATTGTATCTAATGGTGGTGTTGATGTATGTGCAGGGTGGTTATATTCGACTGATTCGGCGGCATCGTGGGCTGAGAACTATATTTCAGACAAGTGTGCTTCTAAGAAACTAAGAAAAGGATCATTAGAATTTTTAGTGGAATGTTTAGCAGATAAGGCAAAGGAATTAGGATTCTTAGCGATGATATCATCTGTAAAAAACAAAAGCCTTATTGAGAAGTTAAAGAGTTCAAACTTTGGTAATGAAGAAACCGGAATGACAAACTTAACGAGGGTTTTATAATGGCGGTAGCAACTTCAACAGCATTAGCAACGGCGGCGGCAGTATCAGCAGCAGGAGCAATAGGCGGAACGGCATTGGCAGCTTCACAGGCTAATAGAGCAAATAAAGAGCAAAAACGGCAAAAGTCAATAGCGGCTGATAACCAGCGTAAGCAAGATGCTTTGATAGCAGAAGAAAGAAAGCGTGTTGAGGCTGAGGAGGCTGCTATTCAAGCTGAATTAGACGCAAAACGTCAGGGGGCTGCTGATGCTCATAATGCCCGTGTTGCTGAGGAAAATGTTAATAAACGTAAGAACCGTGGCAGGCGTTCATTGATATTTGGTTCAGAGGTTGGGATTGAAGAGGACACTTTAGGATGAGTGAATTTAAAATAGTTAAAAAGGGTAATGATCCAAAGGAGCAAGAAGGCTCATTAGAATTGCCTGAAGAAGAGGAAGAAGATGCTTAACGTTATATGTGTTCGTGTAGGTCAAAAATACACACCTGATTATGTTTATAAGTTAAAGAATATGGTTTCCCGTCATTTGGAAGAGAAACATAGATTTTTGTGTATGACCGATAATGCATTTCAGGTTCCGGGTATAGATACTATTATGGCACCAGTTCCCATAGCGGATTCTTGGTGTAAGATAGGTCTTTTTGCATCAAACCTAATGACAGTGGAAAAGGGCGAAAGGTGTTTATATCTGGACTTGGATGTTGTTATTACAGGCAGTCTTGACCAGTTGATTAAAGATAAGCTTAAAGATGAAAAAGCTATCCCTATTGTTGATAAGCTAAGTGATGTGGATATTAATCAAGGGTTGGACAATAAGAGTAATGAGTTATGGATTGCGAAAGATTGGCATGATCCGTTTAATTCATCTGTTATGTATTGGGTTCACGGTCAGCAGTCAAAAATATACGGCAAATTCAGAAGTGAAGATATGAATCGTTTACGAGGAGATCAGAATTTAATTTCTGAGCTGGTGCCTGATGCAAAGACATTCAATAAGTCGGATATATTATCATATAAGTTCTCTGGGTTGATGGGCAAGGAAGCGCCTCCTAAAAATGCAAAGGTAGTCTTGTTCCATGGAAAGCCAAAAATGCATGAATTAAATGTAGATTGGATAAATAAGGAGTGGATTTAGATGCCACAAGAAAGCCTGAAAAACCTGAAAAAAAGAATTAAAGATGCTGAAACGCTAAGAGTGCAGCGTCAGGGATTAAATCAAGGGGCGTATGAAATAGCTATGCCTCAGCGTAATTTGTACAATGAAACTAGTGCCGGTGATTCTCGTATGGATGGGGTTTATACATCTGAGGGTATGATCTCGGTTGATGATTTTGTGAATAATGTGCAAAAGTCTATTACTCCGCTATTTACCAGATGGGCTAAATTGGAATCAGGCGATGCTGTAGATAAGGATCAAAAGCATAAATTAGACGTTGATCTTGAGAAAACTACTGAAACATTTTTTACTCATTTAAATAATTCTAACTTTGGTACGGCTTCGGCTGAGGCTTATTATGATTTAGCTGTTGGAACGATGGCGTTGTTATTAAACAAGGGTACATTTGATAATCCTTTGAACTTTCAGGCAGTGCCTACCGCTCATTTAGGGTTAGAAGAGGGTGTTTTTGGAACTATCGGTGGGGTGTTTTATAAAAACAAGATTGCAGCTAGATTAATTGAGGATACATGGCCTGATATAAATATACCTGCAAATTTGGCAAAAATTATCAAAGAGAAGCCTAATCATAAGATAACTTTGGACGCTGTAACTTATTTCGATTCAAAAACCGATCAGTGGTATTATGAAGTATTGTGGTTTCACAATAAAGAATCAGAAAGGCTTTTAACTCGTACTACAAAATATAATCCTTGGATAATTGTTCGGTGGACTAAAATAGCCGGTGAAGTAGAGGGTAGAGGACAGTTATTGAAGGCTTTGCCTGATTTAAAGATGTTAAATCACGGAAAGCAAATGGCAGCCACAACGGTTCAAATGAATGCGTTTGGTTGTTATACAATGGAAGAGGATGGAATTGTAGACACTCGCAGTGCTGAGATTGCTCCCGGTGGTTTCCTTATAGTCAAGAGCAACGGAGGCGGTGGTAGCTCCCCATCTATTGCCGCACTTCCGAGGGTTGGAGATTCACAGAATCAGGAGTTTTTCTTTCAGGGGTTGGAATCCAATATTAAACAATTATTGATGGCTAATAAATTACCTGATGAGGGTGGTGCTGTTAGATCCCCGACTGAGATAATTGAGCGTGTGAAAGAATTTCAGGTTGATTACGGTACTGCCTATGGTCGTATTATGTATGAGTATGTAATTCCTCTGTTTAGAACTTGTTTGATGGTTTTGGAAGAAACAGGTCATATTACTATTCCTAAGATTGCTATTGAGAATCCTGTAAGTGGTAATAAGGAAGAAAAGAAAATCACTGACAATGCAGCATTCACAAAAATTAAAATGTTATCACCTGTGGCAAAGGCTCAGGCGTTAGATGATGTTCAAAGCACGGTTCAATCTGTGCAAATGACTCAAGCTTTAGATCCTCGTTTACCGTTGGTTGCTTATAAAGCTGAAAAAATACCGGAGTGGATAGCAAATAAATTAGGTATGCCGAAAGAATTAGTAAGAGATGAAAAAGAATTGCCCGGAGCATTGGCAACCTTTCAGCAATTATTTGGGGAACAACAACCGGAGGCTCAGGCGTGAAAATGGAATCACCATGGGGAATTGATAAGCAAAATGAACAATTCGCTAAACTAACAAAAGAACAATTAAAACAAGCTCAGGCAAAATATGCACATTTTGCTCAATGTTTTGCAACGGATGCGGGGCAGAAAGTTTTAGCGGATCTTGAAAAAGAATTACATACCCGTCCTACATGGGACCCGAAAAAAGGGCATGAATGGGGATTTTACTACGAAGGTCAAAACGATGTCCTTCGATTTATTATTAATCGTGTAAATATAGTGAGGAAAAATGACTGAAGCAAGTTTAGCATCTGATGTTGATTTGGGAAATAAGGGCGAGCAAAACGCACCTGCTGAAGACCCACGTAATGTAGTGGAACATAAACGGGTTGAAGGTGATGGTCAGGAAAATAAGTTTGAGCGTCCGGAAGGATTTCCAGAAGATTTATGGGATTCTGAGGCCAATGATGTAAAGAAAACCGCTTTAATAGATGCTTATCAGAAGGAATCTAAGCGTACACAGGATTTGAGAAATATTATTGCAAAAGGTGGTCAAAAAGCTCCTGAAAGCGTTGATGAGTACCAAATAGAGTTTGGTGATGAAGTTAAGGATCTAATTCAGGAAAATGATCCGGCATTAGATGTTTTTAAAGCAGCGGCACATAAAAACGGATTGTCGCAAGAACAGTTTAAAGGCGTTATGAATGATTATCTTGCCGGGCTGAAGGAAGGAGAATTACTTGCTCCGGGTGAACCTCCGAAAACTGAGGAGCAGTTAGCAGAAGAAGATAAAAAATTCGTTGAGGGTGAGAAAGCCAAGCTTGGCGAAGAGGGTATGAAAATATTTGATAACCTTAATCACTCTTTTGCAGCTGCATATAAGAACGGTTCTTTGAATGATGAGGATAAAGAAGCTTATATGAATGCGGTTTATAATGCTGAAGGTGTCCAGTTCGTTGATAAATTAGTAAACCTTGCAAGGATGGGTAAGTTTGGGATGGGAGAATCAATCCCTACTAAAGAAATGCTTGGTGAAGGTATGCTGACCAAAGAACAGTTAGACGCTATGGGTGCAGACCCTAGAATGAAAACTGATCCTGAATTTAGAAAACGTCGTTCTGACGGTTATGCCGCTCTTGAAAAACGAGGCTTTATATAACCGCCTTCACGTGATTCACGGTTTTGTTATAATTATAGGTGAGAGTTAAACGGCTCTCCCAACCCTGCGACTACGGCTCCCTGCTTTTAGCATCCCGTATGAAGTCAATGGCCCCCTGGTTTTTGGTCAAACTTTATACGGAGAACAAGCGATGTCTATCGGTGTATCTAGTGCGTTTATAGCTGAATTTAGCTCTGACGTAAAACATGCGTATCAATCACAGGGAAGAGGTCTCTTAGAGCGTGTGCGTGTTAAAAATGACGTGAAAGCGTCTACATATAAATTTCATAAAATGGGTAAAGGCATGGCTTCGGAGCATATTCCGCAAGCTGATGTAACGCCTATGAATGTCGGTAATTCCGGTGCAACTGCAACCTTAACTAACTGGGTCGCTCCTGAATATTCAGACGTATTTGATCTTGAGAAGATCTCATATGATGAGCGTGATGAGTTGGTGAAAGTTGTAGCCGGTGCAATTGCCCGTCGTGGTGAGCAATTACTATTGGATGCTTTGGACGCTGGTGCAAATGCTACTCAGGTTATTGAAAACTTCGGTGCAACTGCATCTGGTGTAACTGTAACTAAGCTTAGGCGTTTAAAAAGACTAATGGATGCTAAGGGCGTTCCTATGGAGGATAGAACTTTTGTTCATGATGCCATTGGAATGGAGCAATTGTTAGGCTCAACCAATGTTACAAGCTCTGATTACAATAGTGTGAAAGCGCTTGTGCATGGTGATGTTGATACATTCTTAGGTTTTAAATTCATACTTATTGAAGATCGTGATGAGGGTGGTGTTGATACCACTTCCAACGTTACGAAAAACTTCGGATTCCATAAAGATGCTATTGGTCTGGCGGTTGGTCACCAGTTTGATACTGAGATCAATTACGTTCCTGAGAAAGTTTCTTGGTTAATCAATGGACGTTATTCTGCTGGTGCGATTGGTATTGATGACGAAGGTATATACGAGCTATTAAGCAATAACACTGCTGTAGTTTAGTAGTTGGCAGCCTGAAATTATCAGGCTTGTTGACATTGTTTTAAATTTAAAAGAGGAACAAGCAAATGTCTTTTTTAAGAGCAAACTTTGGTCCGGTGGGTGGTCAATCTCGTAGAGGGAAAGTGCCAGCCGTTTGGGCTTATAAGACCGATGATGCACATACTGCGGTAGATGCAGCTGGTTATTTTAATGATGTTTCTAAGGAGCTTTCTATAGGCGACATCATTAATGTTGTGGTGGTTACTAATTTAGATGCTTCTAACGAGGCGGCTTCTACATATGGTACTCACCTTGTTAACGCTAATTCTGGTGGTGTTGTTGATGTAACTAACGTTACTGCCGGCACTGTGACAGATAGTGATTAGGAAAGGTTATGGCAAGTGAATTTCCGCAAGGAAAGCATTATAGCAATTCACATTTGGGGCAGACTGTATTTGTATGCGGTTCTGCCCCTTGCTTGCCTGATGAGTATAAAGAAGCTCGCAAACATCGCCCTGATGCTCTTGTAATTGGAGTAAATGAGGCTGTTTCATTTGTACGTGCTGACTTTCTTGTTTCGTACCATGCTGAAAAATTTGATGAGTTTAAGTCTAAATCTCTGAACCCTGAAATTACTACTCACACAGGTAAGGGTTATAGGGAACAAAAAGAAGAGTCTCAGATTGATTATAGATGGGATGGAATAAAAATAGGTGCAACTTCTGCCGGAGATGCTGTGCAGATAGCAAGGCAAATGGGTTTTTCTGAAATTATCATGATCGGCTGTCCGATGAATGGTGGTGATGGTTATTTCAAAGAAACCACTGAAGATGAGGGGTGTCCTCGTTTTGGCTTTAATAATAACGAGATGGTCAAAAGCCATAAAGAAACATTACGAGCTATATCAAACACAGTAAATCTTTCAATGGTTCGCTCTATGAGTGGTTTTAGTAGTGAAATATTCGGGAAACCTAAATGGGGATAAGATATGACAACTACGGATATAAATATAGTAAACAGGTCATTACTGCGTTTGGGCGTAAGTGCAATAGCGGATTTTACATCTAACGATAAATCTAAAATATGTGGTGCTATCTACCCTAGTTTCGCAACGTCTTTATTATCAATGTATAATTGGAGATTTGCCCGTAAGAAATCAGGCAGTTTAACGGCTACTACTGCACCTGATAATGCGTGGAAATATGCGTACCCTACACCTGCGGATCTTTTAACGTTGGTTAATTTTTATAATAGTGGAAATGCGGGAGCAAAACCACTTACTAAGGGTTATGAAAGGTTGGGTGCAAACATCCTGACTAATGAATCTAGTGCGTATATTGATTATACCTACAATATAGATGAAGATCTATGGCCTGATTGGTATGCTGAATTTGTGGTAACGGCTTTATGTGCAGAATTAGCCTATCCGATTACCGAAGAAGATAAGAAAGAGGTGTTTTATCGTAATAAAGCGTTTGGTTCTCCTAATCAAAATGGTGAAGGTGGGTTATATAAGATCGTAAAAGCGATTGACTCTCGCCAACAGCCAGTTGTTCCTTTTGCTACTCCTTCACTACTAGCAGCGAGGTTCAGTTAGATGCCAACTCGTGTTCTTCAGACAAATTTTACCAGAGGTGAATTAGGCCCCGATATGTTGGGTAGGTCTGATGTTGAGCAGTATTATGCAGGTGGTGAGGAATTGACCAATGTGGTGGTTATTCCACAAGGTGGTGTTAAGCGTCGTGCCGGTGGAAAATTTATAGATTCCCCTATGAGGTATATATACAACAAGTTAACTCCTTCAAGTATTTCATCTCCTAATGGTGGGACTACGGCAAATATTGATGATGATGATTCTACTACGACATTTTTAACTACCACAAATATGTCAACAACAGACCCTTATGTGATTGCTGAGTATGACTTTGGGTCTGATGTAACGATGTTGTTTGTTGATATTGTAAGTATAGCACTTACAAATTCCGGTGCTTCTACAACAGGGACTATTTTTATAGAAGTTGCTACGGATGCCGCTCCTTCAACGTGGCTTCCTAATTCACTATCAATTCCTGTAGGTGACACCGGCACATCTACCAGAAGAGCGATTGGTGGTGATTATAGATATTTACGCCTTGTTAAGAAAGGCTCAGGGGATTTTGCTACAAACAAGATTCAATTAACTGAAATGAATGTCTTTGATAATAATGCCACTATATCTGAAACACGAGAAGTATCTTTTGAGTATAATAAAGAACAAACTTATAACTTAGTTTTCACTCATAAAAATATAGCTGTCTATACAGCAGATACTTTTCAGGTAAATATCCCTGCGCCTGAATTTACAAGTGCAAGGTTAGCTGAAATAAACTGGACACAAAGTGCAGATACGGCAATTTTCGTACATGAGGATATTCCTCCACATAGATTACTAAGGATGGGTAGTGATACTTCATGGTCGCTCAATCCGATTGAATTTGATAATATGCCACAATATGACTATACGCCCACGGCTTCAAATCCTGCGGGTACGGTCACACCTTCGGCAACTGACGGGGTGGTTACTTTAACTACTTCAGGTAATGTTTTTACCTCTGATGCGGTGGATGTTGGGCAAATAATAGATGGTGGTGGTGGTCGTGCCAGAATAATTCAGTATTTATCCTCTACCACGGTTAAAGCTATTGTGATGATTCCTTTTTATTCCACTACCGCAATTACCTCTGGTGCTTGGGTTTATGAGGGTGGTTTTGAAGATGTATGGAGTGTTTCAAGAGGTTGGCCAAAAAGTGTAACTTTTCATGATGGAAGGTTGTGGTTTGGCGGTTCCAAATCAAGACCTCAAACATTATGGGGATCTAAAGTAGGATTGTTCTTTGATTTTGACCTTGGTCAAATATATGACGATGATGCTATTGATGTTACATTGGATACGGACCAGGTTAATGAAATACTGAATCTATTTTCTCAACGTGCATTACAAATATTTACATCCGGTGGTGAATTTGCAACGTTGCAATCTTCAGGGACTGCTATTACGCCCACGAATATTGATATTAGAAGGCAAACACAGGAAGGTTCTAAATCAGGTTTGCGTCCTGTAGAAATAGATGGTGGTACGATTTATGTTAAAAGAGGTGGTCAGGCACTAATTGAGTTCATTTTTGATGATGTTCAGCAGGCTTATTCATCTGAACAATTAACGGTGGTATCAAGCCATTTAATTAATAATCCTGTAGATATTGCTGTAGATAAGTCAAATAGTGATAATGACGCAACATTATTATATATCGTCAATTCTGATGGTTCTATGGCGGTGGGGTCAATTCTAAAGTCACAAAAAGTAATAGGATTTACAAGCTTTGAAACGGATGGGGATTATAAAAGTGTTGCAGTTGATGAGGATGGTGTCTGGGTAATTGTTAGGCGTACTATAGATGGAACTATAGTAAATATGCTCGAACAGTTTGATGAAAATTATCTAATGGATTCTTCGTTTATATATTCTGGTGCTGTTAGCTCCGTAACCGGCATTACATGGCTTGAGGGTGAAACGGTAAAGTTAAGGGTAGATGGTGAAAAGCGTGATGATGTTACTGTTACAAGTGGCACTATTTCATTTTCTCCGGCATCTGTATCAACAGTTCAATTTGGCTTAAATGTTCAAACTAAAGTAAAGGACATGCCTGTTGAGATAAATCCTAAAACAGTAAGAGCTCAAAATTTTGTAGGTAAGAAAAAGCGTGTATCTGCGGCAACACTTAGATTTAAAGATACTTCCGGTGTTAAGTTAAATGGTGATGAGGTTTACGTTCCTGATTTTACGGCTTCAGGAGGCAATCAGGCTTTAGAAGACTTTACGGGGTTGGTGCGGGTTGATGGAATTACAGATTATGACGAGACTGGGCAATTATCTTTAACACAGACAGAGCCTGACCCTATGACGTTGTTAGCAATTTCAAAGAAGGTGAATTTTTAATGGATAGTGTTTCACCAATATTTACTGGTAATTCTCCTGTTGGTCCAATGGGACCGGAGTTGCCTTCAGCAGGGTTGTTTGGTTCAGGTGGTGAATTTAAACTTGCAAATACATTACAGACTACGTCTGCTTTGAATACGGGGTTTGGTGGCTTTGCATCATATCAGTATGGTAATGCTCAAAAATCTCAATTTGATATGGAAGCCAAGAGTTTTGAATCTAGGGCAGAAGTTGCAAAATTAAACGCTATTGAAAAATCTAATTTCCTTAGAAAACAGTTATTGCGTGATCTTGGAAGTGCTAACGCTAATGCAGGTGCTAGAGGAATTGATACAGGTAGTGGTTCGCCAGCTCAAGTTAGAACTCAAAGTATTGGAGAGGTAGAAAGAGATGTTGCTAAGATAAAAAGAGGTGGTGAAATAGAGGCTGGAAATGAGCTTACAAGTGCTGCTAGGTCTCGTAGTGAAGGTTCTTCCGCACAGATCGCAGCATATATAAAAACAGCGGGTGGTTTGGGTAAATATGCATTAAGTCAGGTATTATGATGGCAAGACAATTAATAACTACTCCTCAAGTGAGTGTTTATCAAGGTGAAGGTGGTGGTAAGGTTGAAAAGGCTTTGGCTGATGTTAGTTTTGATATTGCTACAGTCACAGCTCAAAAGGCTGAGAAAAAGTATGAGATGGATTTTCAAAATGCTGCGGCATCTGGTATAAATGAAGCATATGGACGTAATCAAAATAATCCTGAGCAGTTACAAAAAGAATTAGAATCTATCCGTGGGGGATTAATTGAAAAAGTGCCGTTTAAGCACCATGATGGGTTTAACGCTCAATTTAAGAGAGCTGCACAGCCATATGTAAATAAATCAACTAACAACCATGGGAAGTTGATTACAGACCAGTTAAAAGAATCTTCCTTGAAAAATATTGATTTAGCTAAAACAGATCTAAGTTCATATGCAGAATCATTATTGAGTGATAATCCTGTGATGGTGGCTGATGCAACGGCCGCAGGGCAAGAGAAAATCAGAGAGGCTATACAAACTATCTCATTAACTGATGCTAATGGAATGCCTGTATTTTCCGCTAGTGAAAGATTTAGAATGTCGAAAGATCTGATTGATAATACCATTTTTACATCTGTAAGAGCTGGTTTTGATGATGCGGAAGATAAAAAAGCGTTTTTAGAAAAGTTTGACTCAGGGGAGTTAACGGCTTCTATATTTTTAGATGATGGTGAAAATTTCATATCATCTCCTATTAGAGATAGAATGGACCGTAAGGTTTTTGAAAAAACCATTAATTATATGGAAAGTGAAATTGACCAGATTGAAAAAGAAGCGGAAAAAAGAGTTATTCAAGAAAATAACATTAAGTTAATTGATGGTGTAATGAGTGGTGAGGCTATCTTAGATCCTACTCGTAAACAGCATAAAAAAGCTATTGAGGATTATTATACAAATCTTGCTCCAATAATTGCTAATTTACCATCTGACCAAAGAACAAGCACGTTAATTGATTTTGTATCAACGGCTGGTGTGTGGCCTGATACTCTAAAAAGCTCGATGGTGGCATCATTGTCAAATGGTTCTCCGGAGCAAAAATCTTCGGCTGCTGATTTAATAAATGCAATATCGGAACAAAACCCTCAGACTATTAATCAAATCAGTGATTCGGTTAGAGCAAGAGCAAAAGCTATAGCAAATAATATAAACGCTGGCATGGATCCGGAGGATGCTGTTGCATATGCTGAAAATAGCGTATTTAAGAAAGATTCTCCTGAGTATAAGGTAAGATTAAAAAGATTCACCGATCCTAAAGATGGGGAAAGAGTGGAGTTTAATGAGGGTGATTTTACGAAATTATTTAGAGATGATCCTGATATTCCCGATGGGATGATAGCAGATTATGACACATTAAATCGTGCATACTATATGGATGAGGGGTTGGATGCCAAAGGAGCTTCGGAACTTGCCACTCAAAAAATAAAATCTCAATGGCGTATTACCTCGGCTGATGGAAATAAAAGATGGATGAAATATGCCCCTGAAGCTATCTATGAAAATCAAGCCGGTACAGAATGGATAGGCGAGCAATTGAAGCATGATTTAGGTTCGATTCCTCAGATTGTAGACCCTGACAATCCCCCTGAAATATATTTGTCTGTAGCTCCTTCGACTATCAGGCAACCAGACCCTTCATATTTGGTATTTATGAAAGATGGTGATGGTGTGTTACAGCCCTTTTTAACCGAGCGAGGAAAGCAAGCGGTTTTTAAGCCTGATTTTGAGACTTCTCCTACATTTAAGAAATTAGTCAAAGAATTCGATGGTGATAAAGAAGCTGCAATGATAGCCGCACGCAATAGAAGGCGTATTAAATTAAAAGATCAAGAAAAAGATGATCGTAGAGAAAGAATATTTGATGCGAAAGATAGAGTATTTATGAACACTTTAAATAGCTTATTGGGTAGAGGAAATGCCGATAATTGATGTTGATGAGCTGGAATCTTCTCCCACTTTGGGGTTTCGTGCATCGCCTGTGCCTGAGCCAGATAAAAACTTTTCTACAAAGGAAGTAATAAAGGCTGCGTTTCGCACTGAAAACACAGTTGGTTCTTTTTTATCTAATGATGTTGAGCGTTCTAAGATAAATCCTGATTTTGACCCATTTGATGATATTGAAGGATTTGAGCAATATGCTACAAGTTTTGTTGATACGAATACTCCTGAGGAAGTGCAGGCGGTCAAGAACCAAATTACGAGAGAAAATCAAGACAAAGAGTTATTAGATCAATCTGGGTGGGTTGGTACTTCTGCTAGTTTAGCGGCTGGTATTTTAGATCCTATTAATTTAATCCCTGTGGGTGGTGCTGCAGTAAAAGCATATAGTGTGGGTGGTAAAATTTTAAAAGGAGCTGCAAACACTGCTAAGGCTGGGTTGGTTGGTTCTACGGTAGCGGAAGCTGCTTTGCATGCAACTCAAGAAGCTAGAACATTGGAGGAAAGTGCTGCAAATATTGCCGGTGCAACTTTGTTATCTGGTGTTTTGGGTGGTGCTGCCGGAGCGTTGGGAAGTAAAGAGTTATATCGTTTGGGTAGGAAAGTTGAAAAGGATCTGGAAATTCCTCCTCCTGATGCTCCTGACATTGCTGAACCTAAAAGTTTAGTTATAGATGATTCTGTGGGTGCAATGAGAACCAACGTCCCCACCACTTTAGAGGAGGAAACTTTAAAATCAGCGTGGGGATTAGAAAAAGGTTTTGCTAAGTTAAATCCTAAACTCCGGTTATCAACCTCTCCTTCGGTGGAATCTAGACGTTTTGTCCAAGAGTTGGTGGAAACTCCATTTTATTACAATAAAAATTCAGAAGGTATTGCAAATCCTATAGCAATAGAAACTATTGTAGGGTTACAAGATGCTAGAATCGGGCGGGCTATTGAAAGCCAGAAAAAAATATATACTGATTATCGCAACAGAGTGAAATCAGAGGGTGGAGAAAAGTTATCCTACTTACAATTCAAAGAGGAAGTGGCAAAGGCCACACGTAGGAAAGATAGCCATATAGTACCAGAGGTATCTGCGGTAGCGAAGGCATATAGAAAGGAAATTCTTGATCCATTTAAGGAAATGGCTGTTAAGGTGGGCTTACTTCCTGAGAATGTAGATATAAAAACTGCTGATAGTTATCTTTATCGTTGGTGGGATAAAAATATAGTATCAGCAAAGAGAAGTGAGTTAAATCCAATAATCAGCTCAGGTCTTCAAAGTGAATATGCTAAAATGCAAGAGGATTTTGCACGTAAAATATCAAAGAAAACTGTAAATATTGAATCAGAAATATCAGACCTTAATCTTTCAAATATACGAGATGAGCAACAGTTTATTGATTCGGGTGGGCAATTTACTGAAAGAGAGATTCTGGATGCTATAAGGGTGGTGCAATCACCTCCTCAAAAACCTGAAACTTTGATCTCTTTCTTACATAAAAATGGTGGGCTAAAAGAGTCAGGAGGTGAATTAAAACATATAGGCTTAACCAATAAGGTGCGTCCGGGCTTTGTTAATAAAGATGGCATGAACTTGGACGATGCTGCTATGAAGGCGTGGGAAGATGGCTTCTTTCCTCAGTTTTCCGAACGTCCTGAAATTGATGACTTGCTAGATGCTATTAGGAGTGATTTTGAAGGAGATCTGGTAGTAAGAAAAGAAGATATAGAAATAGCAAGGGAATTAGAGCAAATAAGTGATGTTCAACGTGCTTTAGATGAGTTGGGAATTGAGTTTGAGAGATTTAAGGGTGTCAGGCGTTTAGAAGATTTTGATTTAGGTGCTATAAAAAAAAGAATTAATGATATTACTAAAACCCGCCGGATGGGGAAAATAGAAAAATTAGCCGCAAAACTAGATGAAATTAAAGGAGAGCAGTTACAGGATCTTGATGCTGATGAATTTGCAGGGATGGCCGATGAAATAATTGATAATATTCTTGGTCATGCCGATACACGTATTCCTTATGATGTGGGTGTTACAACACGTGGCCCTCTAAAAGATAGGACTTTGAATTTTGTAAGAGATGCTGATGTTGAGGGGTTTCTTGTAAATGATATAGAATCGGTGGCAAGAAAATATGTTAATACTATTGCTCCTGATATAGCTATTAAGGAACGGTTTGGAGATCTAAATATTCTGGATAAAGATGGTCCTGTGCTTTCTAAGATTAATGAAAACTATAATAGGCTATTAGAGGCTGCAAAAACTGAAAAAGAAAAAACTTCCCTTAATGATGCACGGAAAAGAGACTTTAGAGATATTGAGGCGTTAATAGGTCAGGTGCGTGGAACTTACGGCATTCCTAATGACCCTGATAGTTTTTTGGTTCGTGCAGGTCGTTCAATCCGTAATTTGCAATACATAAGTAAATTAGGCGGTATGACGGCTTCATCATTTTCTGATGTTGCACGCCCTGTGATGGTTCATGGTGTAATTAATACATTTCGTGATGGGGTAGTGCCATTAATAAAAAATATTAGGGGGCTAAAACTTTCAGCCCGTGAAGTAAAAGAGGCTGGTGCGGCATGGGATATGGTTTTGGATTCTCGTGCTATGACACTGGCTGAGGTTAATAATCCATATGTTAGAGGTAATCGTTTTGAAAAAGGGTTGCAGGGGCTAACAGATACTTTTGGAAAAGTCACTTTAATGACTCAGTGGAATACTGGTTTAAAACAGTTCTCCGGAGTGGTTACACAGGCAAGAATTGTAAGGGCTGTAACAGGAAATAAGGTTAGTAAAAAAGACTCTCGTTATTTGAATATGATAGGTATTGATGAGGCGATGTCAAAACGTATAGCTTCTCAAATTGCTGAACATGGTGAAGATATAAACGGTCTGAGGGCGGTGCATACTTCTAAATGGACGGATGAGGATGCGCAGTTGGTGTATCGTGCTGCTTTAAAAAAAGAAGTAGATAGGGCTATTATTACTCCGGGTGCGGGCGACCTTCCTCTTACATTAAAAAGTACAGAAGCCGGGAAAATGTTAGGTCAATTCCGCTCATTTTCATTTGCTGCAACAAATAAATTACTTATATCTGGGCTACAAGAGGCTGATATTCATACCATGAATGGGTGGATGATGGCTATCGGTATGGGCATGGTTTCATATGCATTTAAAGTTTGGGATCGTGGCGGTGAATTAAGTGATGATCCACGTACATGGATTTTAGAAGGCGTAGATAGATCAGGTGTTTTGGCGGTTTTATCTGAGGTAAATCAGATTAGTAATAAAATGACTCGTGGTGCTGTAAGTTTACAGGCTTTGGCTGGTGCGCCTCCACTTACTCGTTATGCCTCGGCTAATGTGCTTGGAGTAGTAGCGGGACCTACGGTTGGTACGGTTGCCGATGTTTCTCAAGTGGTGGGATCTGCCGCAAATGGAGAATGGACAAAATCTGATTCAAGAGCTTTGAGGAGAATGATTCCTTATCAAAATCTATTACTGGCCCGTCAATTATTTGAAGAAATGGAAAAATCCGTAAATGACTCGTTGGGGGTAAAATGAGCATACTTCTTGAGGATATTATTGAGGAAATAAAAGATATTTCGGAAAGCATGAGTATTCGTGGAGAAAGAGGCCCACGTGGTCGTGATGGTATTGACGGTTTAGATGGTCGTGATGGTAAGGATGGAGAGTGTGGCGAAAAAGGTGAAAAAGGGGATAAAGGTGATCGAGGCGAACAAGGCGAACAAGGTCTAGAAGGTTTAAAAGGCGAAAAAGGTGATCGTGGTGAAAAAGGAACTGATGGGAAAAATGGGAAAGACGGCAAAGATGGGATTAATGGTGTTGATGGTAAGACGATTGTAAAGAAAGTTATATCTGGTGGGTGGAATGCAGTGATTGATCCGCCTTCAAAGCAAAAGGGTGACATGTTAGTATATAACGGTAGTAGCTGGGTAAGATTGCCGGTTGCTGCAACTGACGGGCTTTCATTGGTTTCAGATTCTACAACGGAAACGGGTGTTAGGTGGTCACAGGTTGGAGATGTTGTTATCAGTGAATTACAACTTGAAAATGGTGACGCAAGATTACTTGAAGATGGAAGTAAACGTTTATTAGGGTAGTAATATGGCAGATAGAAAGATAACAGGACATACGGAATTAGCCGCACAGCCCGCTACTGGCGATTGGTTTGAGGTTGTTGATGTATCTGATACTACGGATGCTGGAAGTGGTACAAATAAAAAAATCAGCCGTGCAAATATATTAGGCTCGGTTTTAGATGCTACTACCGCCTCTTTTACTACTGCTGATGAAACAAAATTAGATGGCATTGAAGCAAGTGCCGATGTGACCGATGCAACTAATGTAAATGCAGCCGGAGCGGTGATGGAATCGGATTTTGATGCAAATACAATTTTGGCTGCTAATTCTGATAATACTCCTGCACCTATAGCTATAGCTGAACAAAGGTTGGTCGGGCGTATAACCAGTGGAAATATTACAGGCCTAACAGCTACACAAATTAGGACATTGGTTAATGTTGAAGATGGTGCTACTGCGGATCAATCTGATGCAGAAATTAAAACCGCATATGAAAATAACGCTGATACTAATGCTTTCACTGATTCTGAGAAAACACTACTTGGGAATCAATCAGGAACAAACACCGGTGATCAAAATCTTTTTTCTACAATTGCGGTTTCCGGTCAGTCTAATGTTGTTGCTGATAGCACGAGTGATACTTTAACGTTGGTGGGTGGTTCAAATGTTACAATTACTACAAATGCAACAACCGACACGGTTACAATTTCTGCTTCTGGCGGTAGTGGTGGGGACGCTTGGAGTGATGCGGTAGATTCTGATATAATCCCTGATGGTGATGGTACTAGGGATTTAGGCTCAACAGGTACAAGGTTTGCTGAAACATACACCGATGCACTGGATGTCACTAATAGTATAGTGGTTGGTGGTACGGTGGATGGTCGTGATGTTGCCACTGATGGAACTAAATTAGATGGGATAGAGTCGGGAGCAACGGCAGATCAGACCGAAGAAGAAATACAGGATTTTGCATGGAATGTGTTAGGTGGCACTCAGACAGGTATTACGGTTACATATCAAGATGGGACTAATGATGTAGATTTTATTGTGGGTGGGCTTACTACGGCTCAATTTTCCAGTGCTAATATTTCGCAATGGACTAATGATTCTGGTTACATAACCGCCACACTAACAAATGAAGAAGTGCAAGATATTATTGGTGGTATGGTAACTGGCAACACTGAAACACTTATAACTGTTACATATCAAGACGCTGACGGAACTATTGATTTTGTAGTTGATAATGATTTAAGTAATTATAGCAATGCAACAAGTGGATTCCTTACAGCGTCAAGCACAGCTACACTCACCAATAAAACATTTGATGCAAATGGTACTGGCAATAGTATATCAAATGTTGATTTAGCAAATGATGTAACAGGTAACTTACCAGTTACTAATTTAAATAGCGGAACAAGTGCATCTTCATCTACGTTCTGGCGTGGTGATGGTACGTGGGCTACACCTGCGGGTGGTGGCGGTGGTGACGCTTGGAGTGACCCTGTTGATGCTATAATTACTCCTGATGCTGATGGCACAAGAGATTTAGCAACGACAGGCACTAGATTTGCAACTGGTTATTTAGATGCCTTAAATATTACTAATAACATAGTAGTAGGTGGTACGGTTGATGGTCGTGATATAGCAACAGATGGGACTAAGTTAGACGGAGTTGAGGCGTTAGCAGATGTAACAGACGCTACTAATGTAGCAGCGGCAGGCGGTTTAATTGATACTAATAATCTCTCTGATTTAGCAAATGCTAGCACAGCAAGAACTAATTTGGGCTTGGTAATAGGAACTAATGTTCAGGCGTATGATGCTGAATTGAATGCATTGGCAGGGCTTACATCAGCAGCAGATAAAGTGCCATACTTCACTGGCTCTGGTACAGCTGGTTTGTTTGATGTTACGTCAGATCATAGGACAGCCCTTGGTAATGATGATTTGGCTTTGCAAGTGGCAACTGCAACTTTATCTAGCTCTCAGATATTGAATTTACATACAACCCCGATAGAAATAGTTGCTGCTCCAGGAAGTGGTAAATCTATTTTTATTAATAGTATGGTATTCGGCTTAACATATAACTCCGCTGCTTATGCAGCTATTGCAGCAGGTGATAATTTTCGCATTAGGGAAAATAACGGCTCAGGTGAAATCATTGCTTTGGTAGAAACGTTAGGACTATTGGATCAAACGGCTGATACTATAGTTGGCTTTAGATCTGGTTCGTACGTTTTTTCTCAGAAGTTAACTTTAACAGATAATACACCGCTTGTTATTGATTTGGCGGGGGCGGTTACAACTGGTGATAGCTCTGTAAAGGTAACTACTATTTATGAAATTATAGATCGATCAAGTTATTTGCCTTAACAGGTTAATTTATGGAGGTGAAATGAGTAATAACAACCCTTGGCACTTAGATAAGAAGATAACTCTATCCTTGATATGGTCAATAGTAATAGTTATTGCCGGTGGGATATTTACTACCTCATGGGTAATGTTTGAGCTAAGACTTTTGAGAGATAGAACGGATAGTAATAAGAATGTTATCCAGAGGTTAATTAAAGTTGAAACGGAACTATCTTCTATGAAAAGCTCAATTGAACGTATTGAACGAAACACAGAAAAGGCATTAAACAAATGAGAGAAATAAATAAATTCATAGTACATTGTTCAGCCACTCCCAATGACAGGGAGGTTACTGTTGATGAAATTAGGGATTGGCATGTAAAGGGAAATGGTTGGTCTGATATAGGATATCATTATGTAATACACAGGAATGGTCAAATGTTCTCTGGTCGTCCTGTATCAATTAAGGGAGCACATTGCATAGGTCATAATAAAGATAGCATTGGTGTTTGTCTGGTTGGAGATGATGTATTTACCCCTATGCAATTTGATTCTCTTAAAAAGTTATATGGCATGTTGGCTAATGTATTTCCAAATATGCAGCCATATGGTCATAGGGATTTTACTGATGAAAAAACTTGTCCCAATTTTGAAGTTAAGGAGGTGATATGCTAACCAACATAATAAGTACTGGTTTACAGATATTGGATAAAGTTATTCCAGATCCGGAACAAAGAGAAAAAGCAAAACTTGAATTAATGAAGCAACAACAGGCTGGGCATTTCAGGGAAATGGAAATCTCACTATCTGCTATCGTTGCTGAGGCTAAGAGCCGTGACAAGTGGACAAGTCGTGCCAGACCTTCATTCATGTATGTAATGTATATTTTATTCCTCTCCGCTATCCCTATGGGCTTTTTGTTTGCTTTTAATCCGGATGTGGCTGGGAATGTTACGGTTGGTGTAAAAAATTGGCTGAATGCACTGCCTGATGAATTATACTGGTTGTTTGGAACTGGTTATTTAGGCTATTCGGCTGCTAGGTCATATGATAAGGGAGTACGTAATAATTAAGTAAGATTGTTTGGTCTTCATAAAAAAAGGTCAGTATAATTACTGACCTTTTTTGTTATTTTTTAGTTAGCTATTTTTACAAAGCCAAAGTACCTGGTATACGGTTTTCTTTATCCTTTAAAACTTGTTCTCCAAATGAACCAGAATGCTTTATTACTCCTGAAGTAGCTTTTGGTAACGGTTTAAACGCTTCTAGAGCAGCCTCAGAGCTAAAGTCAGCAAAGTTTTCAGATTGTGTTCTTGCTTCTAATTTAGCTGCCACCTCAGTTTCAACTGCTTCTGTAGCATTTTTAGGTGAATCTGTTTGTGGAGCAGTTGATTTCTTTCTTCCGAATACTCTTTGACTTAAGCCCGCAAGACGACCAGTTCTTTTTGGTTTAGCTGCCACCTCAGTTTCAACTGCTTCTGTAGCATTTTTAGGTGAATCTGTTTGTGGAGCAGTTGATTTCTTTCTTCCGAATACTCTTTGACTTAAGCCCGCAAGACGACCAGTTCTTTTTGGTTTAGC